GCTCAAGATCATTCAGGCAACCCACACGGCAGAGTTAGCGATAAGATTCGGACGTAAGGCAAAGAACCTTATCGACTCCGACGATTACACAAAGATATTTAAAACAAGATTACAGGAAGACAGTAAGGCAGCGGGACGTTGGGAGACGTCACAGGGCGGTGAATATTTCGCGGCCGGTGTTGGTGGTGCGATCACGGGTCGTGGTGCGGATCTACTTATAATCGACGATCCACACTCGGAGCAGGATGCGATGTCGAAGACGGCACTGGAGTCAGCCTACGAGTGGTACACGTCAGGTCCACGTCAGCGTCTACAACCAGGTGGCAAGATAGTCATGGTCATGACGAGATGGAGCACTAAAGATCTCACAGGTATGCTGATAAAAAACCAGTCTGAACCGAAGGCTGATCAGTGGCACGTGGTCGAGTTTCCGGCGATCATGGACCACGGAACACGGCCCAAGCCTGTGTGGCCGGAGTATTGGAAGCTCGATGAGTTGGAGAAGGTGCAGGCGACACTGCCGGTATCGAAATGGAATGCGCAGTGGATGCAGAACCCGACGGCAGAGGAGGGAGCGATATTGAAACGTGAGTGGTGGATGAAGTATACCGGAGAGGAGATACCAGAATTACATCACGTGATACAATCCTATGACACTGCATTTTTGAAAAAGGAGACGGCCGATTATTCGGCTATCACCACGTGGGGCATATTCTATCCTAACGAGGATAGTGGTGCCTGTCTCATACTACTCGATGCCATAAAAGGCAGGTACGAATTCCCTGAATTAAGACGTTTGGCGTTGGAGCAATACACCTATTGGAAGCCTGAATCTGTCATTGTCGAGGCCAAGGCATCGGGATTACCTCTGACATACGAATTGAGAAAGATGGATATACCGGTGATAAATTTCACACCATCAAAAGGAAACGATAAACATGCCCGTGTAAATGCTGTTGCACCTCTGTTCGAATCTGGTATGATATATGCTCCTGAGCAAAAATTTGCTGAGGAGGTCATAGAGGAGTGTGCATCATTTCCATATGGCGATCATGATGACCTTGTGGATTCCACGACACAGGCGATCATGCGATTCAGGCAGGGCGGTCTGATCGGTCACCCTGAAGATTATGTGGACGAAAAGGCAGAACCCAAGGATAGGATTTATTACTGATGATTAAAGCAGGAATGACAGTCACCGAAGCTATCGCACAATTGACTAGAGGTTTCATAAAAATGATGGGACGTAATCCAGATGGCTTAGAGAAAATTAAAATAAAACAAGAAGCTGTAGAAAAATTAAAAGATCTTGAAAAAGTTGTTGATCTGGAAGGTAATGTTATTGATACATCAAAAGGCATCATGGGTGGTCAACAGATTGGTATGTTCGATAATATATTTAATAAAATGCGAAAACAGATGGGTAAAGGTGATCCAAAAATAGTAAAACCAGATCCAGAGAAAAAATCTATGGGTGGACGTATCGGTTTGAAAGATGGACCTGATCTAAGTAAAAGAAATTTTATGAAAATATTGGGAGGTCTTGCAGCAATACCTGTCTTTGGTAAATTTTTTAGACAGGCAGATAAAGTTGCACCAGCCGCAGAAAAAGTTGCAGAGGTAGCTGGACAAGCACCATCGTATTTTTTTGATTTAGTTGCCAAGATAAAATTACTAGGTCAACCAAGAAGAACTCCAAGTTACAAAGAAAGAGTTAATGAATATCAGTACACAGGTAAAGACGGTATTGAGTATGAATTAATAGAGGATCTAGATACAGGTGAGATTATGATTCAAAAAGATAAAATAGGAGTAGGGAGTTCTGGTGATAAAAGTTTTGACGTGATAACTGATAGAACCGAAATGCGTTATAAAAAAGGTCAGGCTGATGAAACAACTGGAGGGACACCGGCTGATGACTATGAAGAATACAAAGTTGAGTTTGATTCAGATGGAACTTTTGCAGATGCAACAGAGATTGATGAGATATCTAAAATGGAGATTATGAAAGAAATAACAGATGAAGCACCACCTATCAAAAAAGCAGGCGGGGGACTCGCATACATGTTAGGAGAATAACATGGACATTATTAAAACTATTTTAGATTTTGAAAACGAAACAAAACCAGGAGAGCGAATAGGTTTAAAAAAAGGTAGTAGAGAGGATTTAGCATTCGAAAATATAACTCGTTTAGAAAATGCAAAAACTAATCAAGTTCCAACTAGAAATGCTTCTGCGTTTAAGGCTCTCCCAGGTTATGATAATATAACTTATACAGATTTTAGAAATAAAGAAACGGGTGAAATTATTAGAAAATATAATGTTCGTGTAAGAGTTCAAGATAAAAATGTACAGAAGATAGGTACAACTGCAGATAAATATAAAAACATAGACACTTTAGAAGAAGCTTTAAAATTAAGAGATCAATTTAGATTAGATAACCCTAAAAATATTAAACCCTTAGATAAAGAAAAACAAAAAATAACTAAGGATACTAGAAGAACAGACATAAAAACTAAAGGAGGTGTAGAGGATTTTTTAGTTGCAGAAGAAGGATCTGGTATTCAAAAGGGTCATGCTCAAAATATTAAAAACCCCAATGTAAAAATTAAACCAAGTAATATAATTTATACTCCTACAGCTATTAATGAAGCTATGGCAGGTAAAGGAGATGCAAAATCATTAGATTTAGATTTTAAAATAAGAGAAGCAGAAGATAAAATAAAAAAAATTAAAAACTCTAGAGCATCCGCAGGAGCAAAGAAAAAACTTTTAGCTGAACAAGACAATTTATTAATGAAATATGTTGCTCAGTCTGATGGATTTAAAACTGTTACACTAAGCGATGGAAATGTTTATGGAGAAATTTTTCAAAAAGGAAAATCAATGGATATGTTTGATGTTTTTCCTAATATGACAGAGAAAGAAGCTAAAACTTTTGTAAGAAAATATATAACTGAAAAAGGTGATTTAAAACCTTTTTACAAAAGAAAAGTTAAAGAAGGAACACTTAGTGATATTGATAAAGCAAATATTCAAAAATCTAAAGTATTTTTAGAAAACGTAGAATTAGCAAAACAAAATGCAAAAAGAATAAAAAATTCTCAAACTGTTTTAAAAGCAAAAATACCAGGACTAACAGATTTATTTGAGATGGCAAAATCAATTCCAGATGATGTTAAAAAAGCAAAATATTTAAAAGCTGGTTTTAAAACTTTAGGTATTGCTGCTTCACCTTTAGTTATCTATGATACATACAAAGCTTTTGAACAAGGTAAGCCTATACTAGAATCTTTAGAGCAAGGTTTGATTGGAACAGATTTAATTGGTGGCACTAAAAGAATTTTATCTCTTACGCCAGAAGAAAGAACCGCAAGAAGCGTTGTTAAACAGGATGCATTAAAAGATTTAAATTTAGATATGCCCATGGGTTTTGGTTTTATAGAAGGACCTACACCAGATACGGACATGAGTTTAGAAGATGCCCTAGCAAAAGCAACAGCGGGTGAGGAGAGAGTCAAAGCACTAGAGGCACAGAAAAATTTAGAAAGAGCAACTAATAGATCTAATTTCTTTGGTGATCTAAGAGATAGGATATTTGGTGCACCACAGAGTTTATCTTTTGCAGATGGCGGAGGAGTTAAGTCAGGTCCACCCCCAGAATCAGGACCACTACCTCAAGGGTTGCCAGGTCTGTTAAAACGTGGTATGAAAATATAGGAGTAATAAATGGCAGAAATAGATAAAGGACTCCCGAACACTAGAACTAAAGTTGAGGTCCCCTCAGAAGAGGAGATGGCTGAAGTTTCTGTTCAGGAACCAGTAGAAGAAAAAGGACCGATAGAGGTCATACCAGAAGAGGATGGCGGCGCGACAATAGACTTTGAACCAGGTGCAATTAATGTGCCAGGAACAGAATCACATTTTGATAACCTAGCAGATATATTACCTGATGATGTCTTGGATCCTGTCGGTAACGACATGGTTCAGAATTATATGGATTATAAATCTTCAAGAAAAGATTGGGAGCAATCTTACAAACAGGGATTAGATCTCTTAGGATTTAAATATGAGAATAGAACAGAACCATTTCAAGGAGCGTCAGGTGCAACACACCCGGTGTTGGCTGAGGCGGTAACACAATTTCAGGCACAAGCTTACAAAGAATTATTACCAGCAGATGGACCTGTAAGAACACAGGTCATAGGTGTACAGAATCCTGCAACAGAACAACAGGCGACACGTGTAAAAGATTTTATGAATTATCTGATTATGGATCAAATGAAAGAGTACGAGGAAGAATTTGACTCGATGTTATTTCACTTACCATTAGCTGGATCAACATTTAAAAAAATATATTACGACGTATCTATGGGAAGAGCGGTCTCTAAATTTGTTCCTGCAGATGAGTTGGTTGTTCCATATACTGCAACTAGTATCGACGATGCAGAGTCAGTAATACATGTTGTCAAAATGTCAGAGAATGAATTAAGAAAACAACAGGTTAATGGTTTTTACAGAGACATAGAATTATCACCACCATCAACAATAGAACAGAATGAGGTGGAGAAAAAAGAAAGAGAATTAGACGGCACTAAAAAAGTTGGTAAACAAGAAACAATGTACACACTTCTCGAGTGTCATGTAAATCTAGATCTAGAGGGTTTTGAGGATCAGGGATCCGATGGACCAACAGGAATAAAATTACCCTACATAGTAACTGTAGAAGAAGGTAGCCGATTAGTTCTCTCCATACGGAGAAACTATGCGCCCGATGATCTAAAGAAAAATAAGATCCAATATTTTGTCCACTTCAAATTTCTG